ACCGGAAGTTACAGCTAGCTTCGTAGATAACGAAGCGTTCTACACCTGATCTTGTAAAGGATAATACAATGGTAAAGATATCGCGTAAGCGTATCCAGTCACTATTACGTAGTGATTCCACACTCGGTAAAGACGCTCGCGTCTCCCGTTTCAAAGAACATTGCGCGTATGTGCTTAGGGTGACGAATTCCCCGTTGGCTAGTAAAATAGCCGGTGCGGAGGATCCTTTTTTGGCTGCGATCGAAAGTGAGCAGCCTGACCCGAAAGCGTATACTGATGCGCGTGTGTTCGCCCGAGACTGGCAAGCTTACCATTTTTTGCGTAAGCATCCGTCAGATTTGTCGAGTGAACCGAAAGATTTGAGCGTTATCGCTCTTCAATCCTTCGCTGAAACGGAAGGTCTGTTGCAGTCCCTACCTGTTAAGTTAGCAGAACCTTGCGTGGGATTCCCACGAGATGCAATAATTTCTATTGCACGTCGAAAAATCGCAAGTATGTTAGGCGAGCTTACAGTAGATCTGTTTTTGTCGAACCTTTCTTTATCTTCGGGTGCTAGCACTCGATTGAGGAGGAAAAACGGCAATCCGGCTTTTAAGTTGTGCGGTGAATTGCACTGTACCGAGGACGTCGAACCTTTGCTCCGTTCCTTCTTGTATGAAGACGCTATTTACATGCGTCAGCATCGAGAAAACGGACCTGTCCACCCTTCGGCTGTGAAGCTCAAGGTAGTACAGGGTTCACGTTTGACCACCGTAGCTAAAAACGCAAAGACTGATCGTGTGATCGCCATTGAACCAGAAGGCAACATGCTCTTCCAGAAAAGCATCGGCCGCCTCATAAGGGCGAGTTTGATGCGAAATGGTATCGATCTTTCAGACCAGAGTGTTAACCAAAGATTGGCCCAGTACGGGTCATTCACTGGTAGCCTTGCGACACTCGACCTTGAGAAGGCGAGCGACACGGTTAGTGTCGATATCGTCAGAGAGCTGCTCCCTAGCGAGTGGTTCAATTTCATGGATCGTATACGTAGCAAGTGCTACACTGCAGACGACGGCCAGACATATACCCCATACGTGAAGTTTTCCAGTATGGGTAATGGCTTTACCTTTGAACTTGAGTCTCTTATCTTTTTCGCGCTCACTTGGGCGACGACGAGGTATTTCGGATTCGATGGTTACATAGGTATTTTCGGTGACGATATAATCGCTGAGACTGAGGTTATCGGAGAAGTTAAGCAAATGCTTAATTACTGCGGTTTCCACATCAATCAAAGCAAGAGTTTCGTCGACGGGCCTTTCAGAGAGTCGTGTGGCAAGCATTTTTTCCTCGGAACTGATGTGACGCCTTTCATGGTAACTAAATACCTCGACGACATCACCGATTCGCTTGCGCTGTTGAACAAACTTCGCGAGTGGCAGAGAAACTTGGGTTTCCCTCAAGCTGGGACGCACGTTGAAAAACGTATGTCACTGCTGGGGTGGCCTGAGGTCCCTCCGTCCTTCGGTAATAGAGCAGGTTTAACGTCTTACGACGCCGATTTGCGCTATACTCATATGATTAAAAACCGTATGAGTGTTATCGAGTTTCCTTACTTAGCACAGTCATCATCCCGTAGGCGTGTCCCCGATTTTGGGAACTACGTTTATAAGATGATGTCTCACGGCTTTACCGCCGCCGCTGAGGAAGGTTTTACGATGGATGCAGGAAAGCTAGAAGTACGTTTGTCTTCAAAACTTTCAGTGTGGAATTAACCACGCTACACCGCTGAAGCTCAAGCCTGGTAAAGGTACAGCCTAAGCATGGTCGTTCCGTAAGGGACGAGGGTTTTTAATCCCAGAGATAGG